CCTTCACGCTTCATACGCGGGTCATAGTTGGCAAAGTACCAGGCATCTTTTCGCGTCACCCACATGCTGTACTGCACCTGGGCCATGTAAGCTGACTTTATGGCCTCGAAACCACCGAGCCGGAACTTCATGAAATCCCGGGAGGTAAACGGGCATTTCAGTTCAAGGCCGTTGCCGTCACTGCATAAACCATCGGGAGAGCAGGCGGTACGCATACTTTCGTCGCGATAGATGATCGGTGATTCAGTAACATTCACGCCGGAAGTGAACTCAAACAGGGCTCTGGCGTCGTTCTCGTACTGTTTTCCCCAGGCCAGCGCTTTAGCGTTAACTTCCGGAGCCACACCGGTGCAAACCTCAGCAAGCAGGGTGTGGAAGTAGGACATTTTCATGTCAGGCCACTTTTTTCCGGAGCGGGGTTTTGCTATTACGTTATGAACTTCTGAAGCTGTGATGACGCCGAGCCGTAATTTGTGCCACGCATCATCCCCCTGTTCGACAGCTCTCACGTCGATCCCGGTACGCTGCAGGATAATGTCCGGTGTCATGCTGCCACCTTCTGCTCTGCGGCTTTCTGTTTCAGGAATCCAAGAGCTTTCACTGCTTCGGCCTGTGTCAGTTCTGACGATGCGCGAATGTCGCGGCGAAATATCTGGGAACAGAGCGGCAATAAGTCGTCATCCCATGTTTTATCCAGGGCGATCAGCAGAGTGTTAATCTCCTGCATGGTTTCATCGTTTACCGGAGTGATGTCGCGTTCCGGCTGGCGTTCTGCAGTGTATGCGGTATTTTCGACAATGCGCTCGGCTTCATCCTTGTCATAGATACCAGCAAATCCGAAGGCCAGGCGGGCACACTGAATCATGGCTTTATGCCGTAACATCCGTTTGGGATGCGACTGCCACGGCCCCGTGATTTCTCTGCCTTCGCGGGTTTTGAATGGTTCGCGGCGGCATTCATCCATCCATTCGGTAACGCAGATCGGATGATTACGGTCCTTGCGGTAAATACGGCATGTGCAGGATTCGTTGTCCTGTTCAAAGTCCATGCCATCAAACTGCTGGTTTTCATTGATGATGCGGGACCAGCCATCAACGCCCACTACCGGAACGATGCCATTCTGCTTATCAGGAAAGGCGTAAATTTCTTTCGTCCACGGATTAAGGCCGTACTGGTTGGCAACGATCAGTAATGCGATGAACTGCGCATCGCTGGCATCACCTTTAAATGCCGTCTGGCGAAGAGTGGTGATCAGTTCCTGTGGGTCGACAGAATCCATGCCGACACGTTCAGCCAGCTTCCCAGCCAGCGTTGCGAGTGCTGTACTCATCCGTTTTATACCTCTGAATCAATATCAACCTGATGGTGAGCAATGGTTTCAACCATGTACCGGATGTGTTCTGCCATGCGCTCCTGAAACTCAACATCGTCATCAAACGCACGGGTAATGGCTTTTTTGCTGGCCCCGTGGCGTTGCAAATGATCGATGCATAGCGATTCAAACAGGTGCTGGGGCAGGCCTTTTTCCATGTCGTCTGCCAGTTCTGCCTCTTTCTCTTCACGGGCGATCTGCTGGTAGTGACGCGCCCAGCTCTGAGCCTCAAGACGATCCTGAATGTAATAAGCGTTCATGGCCGAACTCCTGAAATAGCTGTGAAAATATCGCCCGCGAAATGCCGGGCTGATTAGGAAAACAGGAAAGGGGGTTAGTGAATGCTTTTGCTTGATCTCAGTTTCAGTATTAATATCCATTTTTTATAAGCGTCGACGGCCTCACGAAACATCTTTTCATCGCCAATAAAAGTGGCAATAGTGAATTTTGTCTGGATAGCCATAAGTTTTTTATCCATTTTTGGGGACTCCTGGCTGATTAAGTATGTCGATAAGGCGTTTCCATCCGTCACGTAATTTACGGGTGATTCGTTCAAGTAAAGATTCGGAAGGGCAGCCAGCAACAGGCCACCCTGCAATGGCATATTGCATGGTGTGCTCCTTATTTATACATAACGAAAAACGCCTCGAGTGAAGCGTAATTGGTATGCGGTAACGCCGCGCTCAGGCGGCTTTGATAGTCATATCATCTGGATCAAATATTCCTGATGTATCGATATCGGTAATTCTTATTCCTTCGCTACCATCCATTGGAGGCCATCCTTCCTGACCATTTCCATCATTCCAGTCGAACTCACACACAACACCATATGCATTTAAGTCGCTTGAAATTGCTATAAGCAGAGCATGTTGCGCCAGCATGATTAATACAGCATTTAATACAGAGCCGTGTTTATTGAGTCGGTATTCAGAGTCTGACCAGAAATTATTAATCTGGTGAAGTTTTTCCTCTGTCATTACGTCATGGTCGATTTCAATTTCCATTGATGCTTTCCAGTCGTAATCAATGATGTATTTTTTGATGTTTGACATCTATTCATATCCTCATAGATAAAAAATCGCCCTCACACTGGAGGGCAAAGAAGATTTCCAATAATCAGAACAAGTCGGCTCCTGTTTAGTTACGAGCGACATTGCTCCGTGTATTCACTCGTTGGAATGAATACACAGTGCAGTGTTTATTCTGTTATTTATGCCAAAAATAAAGGTCACTATCAGGCAGCTTTGTTGTTCTGTTTACCAAGTTCTCTGGCAATCATTGCCGTCGTTCGTATTGCCCATTTATCGACATATTTCCCATCTTCCATTACAGGAAACATTTCTTCATGCTTAACCATGCATTCCGATTGCAGCTTGCATCCATTGCATCGCTTGAATTGTCCACACCATTGATTTTTATCAATAGTCGTAGTCATACGGATAGTCCTGGTATTGTTCCATCACATCCTGAGGATGCTCTTCGAACTCTTCAAATTCTTCTTCCATATATCACCTCAAATAAGTTGTTTGCTGCGAAAGTAAATACGCTTAAGTTACCTGTTATTTATCCCACCAAGTTCCGTATCTATCTATCTATCCAGTTACACCAATCATCGACACTCCATTTTGTTGTGTCGCATTTTTGCAACTGGCATGAATATCTACCTTCTTTGTAAAGTCGGCGTTTGACTTTCTTGAGCATGGCTCACCTCAATCGTAATAAGCTGGAATTGATTTTCCGCGTTGCTTCTGGCGGCCTGAGCAAGTCACACCCATTTCACTGCGTGGCTTGCGGTAGTAAATACGGTTCTGTTTACGCTCGACTTCTTCTGCCTTCTGGCAGCGAAGGCTTCCGAGTGATATTGCTTTTTCAGAAAGGCTTAAACGTTTTCTCGGGGCTTCCTGAACAGGTTCCTCACTGTCTGTGCCGAAGATCGAATCGATGATGTTGCATATAGCATCACGCTCGATAGCCAGCTTTCTGCGCCGCTCATGACGGCGAGTTTTGGCATTTCCTGCAAATGTTGATTTCCCGTACACGATTACCGTCATGATGTTTTCCTCATGTGAAATGGCTTTGGGGGTGATGTGCCAGATGCTGATCTTCTGGTTGCTGTCGTTGCAGCTGCAATTCACATCACCGCCAAATCCATCTCGTTTGGTATCTGTTTGCGCTTTGTCAGCGCCCCATCGAAGTTAAAGAGCCTGCCAATCTGTTCCGTTTGGCTGCCAGCATCCTGCTGACGGCGATAATAATGAACTAATAGTTCGATATTATCAAGAACTGCAAGTACGAGATTTTGCAACTCTTTAATTTTATTAGATAAGTTTTTGATATGTAATGAAATTTATTTTTGCAAAGATTGAAGATTGGTCTGTAGGGGAGAAAGGACTGTATTGCTGGCGTGTTAGTTCGTGGGTTAGCACATATGCGGATGTTAAATAGGGGAGGCGAACGTGAGGTAAAGAAAACCCGGCGCAGAGGCCGGGTTTTTCTAGGCTACCAGAGAGTCAATCCAAGAGTCTCTGGTATGGAATGGCAACACTCGTGCGGTATCATTAAATAGTAGTGATAGTTGCTGTAGCTCAGGTGTTAACCCATCGCTGTCAACTATTACAAATCTATTGTTTATGTCAGGAACGACCTGACTTAAGTCAACAATCTTCCCAACTGTTGAGTGGGCAGTATTCCATCCTTTACTGCTGGCAAGGCTTACCGTAAACCCGCGTTTTGGTGGTATTAGTCGAGACTCATTCCTTAGCGTTAACGGAACAGTAATGTTATGCCCACTAATACCTTTCACTTTTTCCTTTAAGGCTAGTCGCTTCCCAAGCCCTGCTGATTTTAAGTAACTGATTACACATTTTTCGAACTTATCGTCTTTGACCTCAGCATACCAATCAGCAGTTTGGGCGGATGCAAGAATCCCACCACGAATAACATTTGCAGTTACCTGTCCAACGGACGACTCATCTGCCCACGCAGATATCTCTCCAGAGTCATTTAATGAAATTCCTTGCGAAGCGAGTGATGACCTGATCAGATCAATTTTCTTTTTAGTCAGGTGGATGCCGCGTGATTCAATATTCATCAATGTATCGCAGTAGTCTGTAACCCTATACTGACCACTCATCTCTTGAACGAATACGCTTATCTGCTCACAATCATCGTAGTATGTGAAGGGACTAATAACGCGCAGCAACGTGTCGCTCATTGGGTGGCATTCAAACCCGAGCTTAGATATGACTGTTGAACACGTTACATTTCCCATGATAGCTGACCTGATTTATCTTGATTCGGTAAAGGTGGGCTGCCTTCATATATGATATTAAGCGCCTCGCAAAAATAATTCCAGTAGCCAAAAAAATCATCTGGCTTGATGTTCGTTTCAAGCTTGAGTGCAATTTCTTCCCCAGCTGATTCGAAGTACATGTGATAGTGAGGACCTCGAGCCACCTCAACAAAATCTGGATGGTGCACTATAGATTTATTACGGTGTGACTTGTTATGCGCAGGGTACGGGTCAAGCGCGTAAATGCGCCTGTCATGAAGAAACATCACAAATGAAAGCTTCACTATATCCACCCCTTCAACGATAGGAGAACGCCAGTGAAGCATAAATCTTATGCCTGTGATTGGGTTGCCAATTTCATCAAAAGCTTTGAGATCCAATTTAAACCAGATTGGGGTTCGTCCCTCACTTCCGGTCCACGAAACTCCGCTAAAAGTTACTTTTTTCAAGCGAGTAATAGCTTGGTCAACCTCTTTCTGGGTAGGCTTAAAGTCGCCTTTTTTAGCCACTGATTCGTATCACCATGAAAGTTATTGTTAATACCTATGCTTCTTGTCACCCAAACGTCTCTTCAGGCCATTGGTTACCAGCTATGTGACGATGAAGTCACGAACTTTTAATCCATTCCCTTGCCTCGATGTCATCTAGGTGGCGAGATTGCTTCAAAATACCAGCCACATACTCCACCTTTGCTACTTGATGATAAGGCAACGTTATTGGCCTGTGGTCTTGATTGATGCTTGTAAATTGGTATTCTCCGTCTCTGTCATAGCCAAGAACCTTGATCATGTTGTGCCCTTCAATGGTTCTGACAAACACTTCATCACCTGGGAATACTTTGGTGTTAGGCTCAATGAGTACATATTCTCCTGATTTAATTCTGGGCCACATGCTGTCTCCTTTTACACGAAGACCAAAGGCATCTGGATCATCGCTATAAATCTTGAGCCACCCATCGCGCTCTTCGGTCATCTCGATGGCACCATCAACACCAAGAATTGCCTCACCAACCACGCGCACTAACCCTTTTTTTAATTTGCCAACAATTGAAAAAGTATCTTCATCATTCGCTCCATTTAACGAAGTGCCGTGCTGAAGCCAAACAACATCAACGTTTAGAAATTTCGCAAGCGCATTCATTTTTTCCTGGCGTGGTAAAGACTCAGCATTAAACCATTTGCTAACGCCTTTGGACGAAAGAGAAAGGGCACGGGCTATGGCCATTCCCCTACCATGTTCATCAAGACCAGCTTCTTTACAGGCTTGCGCTAGCCGCTGGGCGAATTCTTTGCGCACTTTTTCATTCTGAACCATGAGTACGATACTAAAGCACTTGCAAAAACTTTCAGTTCAATCATAATGCGTACTGAAAGTACGAAAAAGGGTATTCCTATGCAAAATCTTGATGAGCCGATTAAAGGTGTCGGCATCCCTGAAGTTGCGAAGGCTTGTGGAGTTAGCGAAAGGGCTGTCTATAAGTGGCTCAAAAACGGCTTCCTCCCTAAGACTGAGTTTTTTGGGAAAACTAAATACGCATCAAAAATCGAAGAGATTTCTGGTGGCAAATATCAAGCAAGCGAAATGCTTGAAATAAGCAAAAAGAACCTTCTGGCTGCATAAGTAACACCGCTCTTTATCAATCTGCACCGCCGACAACGCGGTAACTAATTAAGCACTCATCGAAAGATGAGTGTTAGTGATTATTTACCTATGGGAATAGTAAGAAATGACACAAACAAGTTACAGCAAACTATCACAGCGCGACGTTGATCGCGCAGAAACAGATTTACTCATCAACCTGTCAACGCTTACCCAGCGCGGTCTGGCAAAGATGATTGGCTGTCATGAATCGAAGATAAGCAGAACAGACTGGAGGTTTATTGCTTCGGTCTTGTGTGCTTTCGGAATGGCATCAGACATCAGTCCGATTAGTAGGGCTTTTAAGTATGCGCTTGATGAAATCACAAAGAAAAAACGCCCGGCGGCAACCGAGCGTTCTGAACAAATCCAGATGGAATTCTGAGGTCATTACTGGATCAATCCACAGGAGTCATTATGACAAATACAGCAAAAATACTCAACTTCGGCAGAGGTAACTTTGCCGGACAGGAGCGTAATGTGGCAGATCTCGATGATGGTTACGCCAGACTATCAAATATGCTGCTTGAGGCTTATTCGGGCGCAGATCTGACCAAGCGACAGTTTAAAGTGCTGCTTGCCATTCTGCGTAAAACCTATGGGTGGAATAAACCAATGGACAGAAT